TCGGCCATGCTGCCGTAGGGTGACTCCATCTTGTTGATGGCGTTTCCGATCAGAGTTTTCTCGCGCTTGAGTCGGCCATACGTGATGTTGCCTTCCTCGATCATCTTGGCCAAGTTGCGCTCGGCTGCGGACATGCCTTTCTCGCCAACCTCAGCCTTGACGGTGTCAAGGGTTGCTTTGAGCTTTGGCAGTTCCACCACCGATGTCTTTGGCACCACTTCGTCGACTGCGTTGTAGACCTTGCTTGCCTGTGCATTAAGGTCTGAGCGAGTCGCGGTCAGCGAGTCTTTGATCTTTTGCGACACCACGCCAGGTGCGACTGCGCCTTCGACAAATGTGGCATCGAATTGCTTGATCACATCATCGGCCTTGTCCACGGCCTGCGTGACGGTGTTGCGCCATGCAGCCTCGGCCTCAGTGCCTGCGGCTGATCTTGTCAGGCCTGCGGCTGCTCGAACTTGTGGGTTGTCGCTGAACACATCGGCAGGCAATTGGATGCCAAGGCGATCGGCTGCTTCCTTGGCTGCCACGTTGACTTGGGCAAGATCGGCCAACCTGTCGCGTGCGCCAGTCGAGCCAAAGCCTGTGCCAGATGCCTTCTTGACCAGATTGCCAACTTCTTCCTCGGTCACTTCTGTCACCAATGGAGCCACTGCTGGTGCAGTTGGCGCGACTGGAACTTCTGGGACGGTTGGTGCTGCCTCTGGCATTGCTGCGGCCACTGGAGCTGCTGGAGGCGCTTCTGGGGCCATTGCGGTGCCCATTGGAGCGCCTGGTGCGCCTGCTGCTGGTGCAGGTGCTGGCGCTTTGCCTGTGACGCGCTGTACGCCTTTTTTGACAGCTTGGACGACCGGAGGTGCCACACGCTGAATGATCTGTCCTGCTGGGCCTGTAGCGCCAGCCATAAGAACCTCTCCAGTGTCGAACTTGCCACCAGTGCTAGCTTGGGTTGCTTCAATTGCCGCTTGAGTTGCACCACCAGCCACGATTGCACCAGGGATTGTTGCAGCTCGGCCTGCGGGTGTGAAGGCCGCAATGCCACCGACTGCGCGTGGGATGTCACCCATCGTGAAGCCTGGTGGGATTGCATACTCTTTTTGATCTACCGACGAGCGCAGTAAGTAGTTTCCCTTGGCATCTTGACGAATCTGAACGCCAGGGAAGTTGGCTTGCAGAATCTGCACTGTTTCCTTGGGGTTGCTCAAGAGTGTGCCAAGTGCTGTTTTAAACGATGCCACGCTCATTTGATTGAGTTCAGGCATGCTTGTCCACTCAGGCAATGCTTGGGTCTCAGGCGTTGCGCGAGCGCGACCAGTGACCGACTCAACGATACCTTCCAAGAAGCCCATTGGCTTTGGCTGTGATGCCGCCCATTGCTCAGGAGACATTGGAGCCGCAGCTGGTGCTGTGGCCGTAGGTGATGGAGCAGGAGCTGCTGGAGCTGCCTGCTTAGTCTGTGATGCCAACCATTCTTCTGGACTCATTTAGCCCCCACGGATTGCTTGTATGCCGCCCACTGAGCGTCAGAGAAGTTTGCAGGACGAGTGTATGTCTGGCCGCCAACCTTGACGGTGTTTGCTGCTGGCGCAGGTGGTGCACCAACTGGTGCTTGCTCTGTGGCCGAGTAGAAAATGTTTTCTGTGTTGAGGCCGTAACCCTTGGAGATGCGCTCCAGTCCTGTGCGGACTGTTTTCTCGCCTTCCAATGCGCTGTTGTACAGGCCTTTGGCCTGACCTTTGAATGATTCGCGCTGCGATGGGCTGAGACGCTGGCCAGTTGCTACCTTGTTGTAGATGTTCGTGATGCGCTCTGGCACGCCAGCTGCGTTCTGCGCTGTGGCAAATTCACCCTCACGCACTACAGAGCCTGGGTCCAACATCTTCATGTAACCAAAGATCAAGGACAAGTCACCAACTGCGCTGTCCTCTGACGAGAGCACGCGACCGTAGGCAGACTTGACTTCCTGATATGGCTTGGTCTGGTCGTTGTATTCCTTGCGGAATTTTGTCTCCAGCTCTGGACGCTTTTCCGCAGGAATGATTCCTTGCAGAATCTGGTTTGCCTCGGCTTCTGCACGTTTAGCATCTGCACCAGACTTCGCAGCTGCTGCTCTTGATGCGGATGCCGCTGCTTTAGCTTGATTGATCTGTTCTTTTGTCAGATTGATGTCAGTCAGGAATTTCTCAGGAGCAAACTTAGCTTCCTGTTCCTTGATGATAGCTTCAGAGCTGAGTTTTAACAGTTCATATGGCTGCTTCTCTTTTGCTCTGCGTTCACCTTCAAGTGCGATCGCGCTGGTGATCACTTTGTCGCCACCAGGCATTTGCGAGATGGTGAATCCAAAGTAGTCCTCAGTTGCCTTTGGATTTTCTTTGGCCACATCGCGCCATGTCTCCAAGAACTTAGCACCAGCTTCGTCTCCAGAGTTGCGTTTTCCTTCGATCTGTTGATCGAGCAGGCTGATGGCAATCTCTGGCTTTCCTGCCTTGAATGCAGAAAAAACTTGTCCTGATTGTTGCAGTGCTGCATTCTGACGCTCGCCTGACAACATGCTAAAACTCTCGCGCACAGACTTTGCCTGCGTCTCAGGTAGCATCATTGACAGATTTGCATAATCGGCAGCAGTTGCACCTGGCTGGCGCAACTTTGCAAATCCTTCTTGGATCAACTTCTGGTTGGCCATTTGCTGCTGTTGCTGTTCTTGCTTGAGTCGAGCCTCTTGAATGCTTGCACCAGTTTGAAAAGCACCTAAGAATGCTTGTGTTGGGTCAGCGATTTGAACCCCATAGTTAATAGGTTGCATCAGAATTTACCTCCGAGACCGCTAAATAATCCAAGTCCACCAGAGATTGCTGCGGGAATTGCACCAAATGCTTTGCCCTGTGCAATCTCAGCGCCAGCCAATGCTGCACCTTGTTGGCCAAGTAAGTTTGCCACATTCACGCCTGTTTGCTGACCAGCAGCTCCAACACCGGCAGCAGACTGCTGTCCTAATGCTGTCATTCCACCGAGTCGACCATATTGCTGATCGATCAGGCTTGACAAGAGTTGTGGACGAAACTGAGCCAGTGCGCCTTGGATGTTGCCACCTCTCAGACCACCAGTGGCAGATGCACGCTGGAGCAGTGCTTCCTCGCCTTGCTGTGTTAACGCTTGAAATGTTTCACCACCTCTGATGCGCTCAATGGCCGCACGTTCTGCCTCTGGCCCACGAAGGCCAAGAAATGCTTGTTGTGCTTCTAGTGCTGGCGCTCCGGCAGAAACGTAAGGTGCAAGTAATTTTTGAACTGCATCAAACTGCCTGCGTTGTTCATCAATACCTTGTTGTGCTGAACCTGCTTGTGCTGCTGCTGCGCTTTCTGCAGCATCTGCTTGAGACATGCCAGAGATGAGTGTGGCACCACCAACGGCAATGCCTGCTAGTGCTGCTCCTGATAATCCAAATGTCATTTTGATTCCTCCAATTGCGCTTTCTGTGCAGTTTCAAGAGCTGTTGCTGGCGCTGGAATAGTGAACATATCCCACAGCGCTTGTGGGTCTTGCTCGTTGCTTGGGTTTGCGTGAAATGTGGTGACTTCGACTTCAGTCAAAGCAATGCCGGCACGCTTGGTGCCGATCTTGGAGACGCTCATGTCGCCTGGTTTAAGAGTGCGTGGGCCGTTGTCTGTGCTGACGATCAGCTCGCCCTTGCGCACCAAGAAAAACGATTCTTCTTTATGGATTGCACCAGTCAAAACGGTGCCAGCAGGAATGTGCATTGTCCGAGCGTACAGGCCATTGCAGAAGTCGTGATCGACAGGCATGTCCACCTGAGGCAGCTTGAGCAGCTCGGCCTCTAGGCGATAGATTGGTAGGTGCTCGGCTGGCACGCCAGCTTTGACTTCCTGAACCGCAACATGACTCATCGAAAACTCCTGTGCAGGGGCTTGTGAGCTACTGGCGGCTCGAACGGCTCAGTGCTGACTATTTTCCCACATTTTGGCATTTGGTCAATCTTCCATTTCAAATTCACGCTCTTCCCATGCCTGGCAGACGCGCAGGTCGTGGCAGATGAACTTGAATTTGGTGCAATAACCACGGAAACCAGCATTGGTGTCCCACTCGTTGCGTGGGATTCGCTCCATCTTTGCCTGCGTCATGGTGCTGTTGTCGTAGTACTCGCAGTTCGAGCAGCGACGACGACGAGCTTCTTTTTCGTCCACTTGCATGGCTTTGCCCACTGCGATCCAGTAGGTCTTGTTGGCTGTTGGCTCATTGCTTGGATTCTCAGGGCCGAGCATCCAGTCGTCAATGGCGATCTTGGTGTTTTTCTTGTTCTCGGCTGTGCTGATGAATTCTTCCTCCATCGGCAAGCCCATAAAGCCCTTGGGCATCATCATGAATTTGTCCATGCTGTTCTCCTTGATTAAGTGATTTCGCGGCCAGAGGCGCGGATGGTCAGCGATGTGGCTGCGCTGGCAATGGTGCTGATGAAGCTGCCAGATTCCAATGCCTGGCCAACTAGCTCGGGACAGGTGTAAGTCTCATCGGGTGCAATGGCGCGAGTGTCCATGATCAGGTTTGATGCACCAGCTGTGCCGCCACTGGTCACCAAGTTGATGCTGATGGTCACATTGCCTGCGCTGGTGTTGGTGATCGTGAACTTATCGATGATCGCCTTGCAGTTCACTGCTGTGTACTGCGTGGTTTGTGAGTTCTCAGCCTGTTTTGGTGGGATCAGAACCTTGATGGATACGGTCATAAAACTTGCCTTTCAATTAGTGTGAGTCTTTCTTCAAATCCTCTGGCGATGAACAAAAGAAGTTCATCTGTACGAAATCCATATCTGTTGCCAGCCTCTGTGACAAAGGTTTTTGCTTCTTCCAAGACATTTCCATCTTCATCGCATCGTTCTGCAATGTTGATCTCTTGTCGATCCCATTCGTCGTAGCAGATAAACCCATACATCATTGGATCAAGGCCATGAGACTGCATTATCTCAATAGCTCGCTGCACTGTCATCCCAACGTGAAGTCGTGCTCTGTCGCCTTTTTGAGATATTGCCGACATGAACTTGAATGTTCCAATCTCACGAGCCAACTGTGTGGCCGCAGCAATCTCTGGCTGACTCATCGAAGACACTGGTGTCTTTTGACGTGCGTCAGAGGTGTTGATGGTGCCCGTACCAGCATAAACCACAGACCAGCGGTTGCCTGCTGCGCCAAGCGTTTTTGCGTTGTCTGTGTTTGGAAACACGTTCTGGCTTGTGTCGATCACAATCGCTGGTGTGCTATTGGTTCCGATCGAGAAGACTTTTGAGCCAATCGTTGATAAAGCACCAGATGTAGAGTCTGCGTAAATGTTGACAGCTCGGGAATTTGCGATACCCATGTCAAAATAAACAGCGTTACCTGCCGCACCATTTAATTCAATTGCCGCATTGCTGGCGCTGTCGATGCCGAAAATCCGACTATACCCACGACCAAAAACGTCTGGGGCTGTCGTACCAAGTGCAAGATTTGTGCCGCTGAAATACAGGTTTGAACTGTTGCTGAACGCACCTGTTCCGTTGCCGTAAGGGATATACCCTGCGGTCAATGACGACAGGCCAGTGCCACCACGGCTGACGGAAAGCTGACCAGTCCATCCAAGAGTTAGCGATGCTGCTGCCAGCAATGCTGTGGTTGGTGAACCTCCAAGAGTTAGCGTGACGTTGGTGTCGTCTGTCTTAGTCAGGGCCGATCCAGTGATCGTGATGTTTGGCGCTGTTCCACCAGACGATGCCAGTGGCGATGAGGCCGTAACACCAGTCACTGTGCCGTTGCCTGTGCCTGCACCAATGGCTGTTCTGAATGTTGCAGCGTCCAGAGTGGATATGCTGTTGTCAGCATTGATGCGTGTGTACGTTACAGCACTTGGATTTGCAAGCGTGAAAAAGTTTGAGCCGACTGTCGTCGCGCCCAAGTTTGTACGCGCTGCCGCTGCTGTGGTTGCACCAGTTCCACCATTGGCAATTGCCACTGTGCCAGTCACATTGGATGCTGTTCCTGTCGTGTTCTGATTCAATGTTGGAACATCAGCCGCAACCATTGCTCGGAATGTTGGAGCGCCAGCTGAACCATTAGGAGCCGCCAAGAAGTAGTTGGCTGTCTTGCTCGCGTATGGGTTTTGCGTGTCACCATAACCTGATGCAAGGCTAATTGCTGGTGTCGTACCGCCAGACGATACGACAGGTGAAGTGCCGGTGACTGATGTAACACCACCAGCTGCGCTGATAGGTCCATTTTCCCAACGTTGTTGAACTGAATCATAAATCAGCACATCATTATTGGCTGGTGTTGGTGCGTAAACATCAGACAGTTGACTGACCAATGGCTCGGCTTGAACTCTGACAAAAACTGAGCCAGAGCCTGCTGTGGCAGCGTTGACCACGGCTGCAACAACCACATGAGGGGTTGGAGCTGTTGGCAAATTCTTTGTTAGGCCACCAGCAAATGATGGGTTGTAGTACAGGATGTCACCGTCTGCCCAGACCTCACCATAAGGTGTGCCTGTGGTGTTGAAGCCGCGCACCAAACCAAAACTGGAGACAAGGCCAAAGCCATTGTTTGCGATGGCTTCTGCCGCCACACCCATAATGAGCTGGCCGTTTGTCACGCCAGTTGATGGTTTTCCCTTCAGCACGCCAGACGCACCAACTGCGCCATCAAACATCACCAGCTCACCTTTGGCAATGGCTGCCGATGCCTTGATGTAGTAATACTGCGACTCGCCAATGGCTTGATTGACATTAGGTGTCATTTCAAGGTTTAGCGTATAGCCGCCATTCCAATGCATTCGGCCAACCTTCACGGCTGGCGATGGCGTGGTGGTGTTGAAGTCAATGTAATCTGTCACCACCGAGTTGTTGTTTTCGATGGCTGGCGCAGTTGCAATAAGCTCAAGTGTTCGAGCAAATTGAGCCACGGCATCCAAGGCCTGTTGCACTTTTGCATTGAGCACAGCGTCCTCAACTGCCGTGTCCTGAGCCAATGCACTGAATTGCGCAAGTGCCTCATTTGCAGTGGCCGCTGCTGTGTCTGCTTGGTACTCAAAGTCAGTTCCAACAATGACTTGCAATTCATCAACTGTGGAAAATAGCAGTTCAAACTGCCTGATCTGTTGCTGATCAGTCAAAAACTGAGCGAGTTGATCTCGCGTCAGATTGAGTCTGCGGGATGTTGGTGCGGTTGCCATTAGTACGCCAATGCCTCAATCTGTGCTTCAAGTCGAATGAATGATACATGGGCATCGCTATCACCACGGAAACGTTGGATGCGCCAGTTGCGCATGTGCCCTTGTTGGAACCATGCCAGGCGCTTGACGGTGTTTCCAGTCGTTCCAACTGTGATGCTTTTGTCTTGGCTCCATGCCTTACCGTCTACGCTGTAGCTGGTGCTGATCTGCGGGTTTTTACCTAGTGCCACGCTTCCAGTCAAACTGACCAACTCAAGCTCATTGAAGATCGCACCATTGCTCTCGTTGTAGACGATCAGCGTGCCAAATTCCCAGCGCACTTGCTGGCCCCAATGCTCACCAGTATTTTGCACAAAGTAACCAATGGCGCTGGATTGTGGATCGCCAACTAGCCACTTGTCATAAATCCAGACCATGTTGCGTGCGCGATACTGTGCAAAGTCAACCACAGTGCTGGCCAGCGTAAACCAGACAGGCTCGCCCAATGCCTCAGATGCTGATGCGTCATAGACAATGGTGCGATCTGGCAAGTGCACATAGAGGTGCTGATGGTTTTTGTCGTTGCGTGCTTCAAGTTGCACACGCACTAACTGCGCTTCTGTGTATTGCAACAACAGATTGTCGATCTCTTGCGTGCTGAGTTTCTGAGTTGTCGCAGCCGCGCCAATGTAGATCGATGGCGCTTCGTTGCGGCCACCACCCAAAAATGCAATGCGTTCAATGAAGATGCAGCATGCGTGCGTTCCAAGAACACCCTTTTGAACTTGTGCTCCATCGATTCGTGCGAATGGAAACAACTCGCCACCAACGTTGTCAAAGACCTCGATGGTGTTGCTGTTAAGCGCATAGACCTCGTTGCGCAACTTAATGAGTGCGACCACAGGGTCTGGGTCAACTTCTGAGCTGCCATACTTTAATGGATTAACAGTCAGTGGATTGGACAGCTCAGTCACGACCAAATTGGCACCGTCTGTGGTCATGAAATAGCCATCGACCCAGCAGAAGTCGAGCACCACACCAAGGTCTGGGTCAGTGTTCTGCGTAAGTGTGGACGCGACTGGGTCCCAGAAGTACAGCCGACCACCGGATGCAATACCAAGCAAGTCGAAGCTGTAGTCAAGTGTCACCAGATCAGTAACTGGCCCACCAACATCGCCCAAAGTCGTCACAGCTCCATTGCTGGCCACAGACACCAGCTTGGTGCCCATGACTCGATAGCAGACACCATTCCAGTTGATGCCGCCACGGTCGATGCCTGGTCCTGTGCCATTGGCCACAATGCCATCGCCTGGACGCAGGAATCCATTGCTGATGCCAGACTTCTTTGGCACCGGCATCATGTTCACAGGATAACTGGTGCGCAACTCTGGCGTGTTGTCAGCGTAGATGCCGTTTAGGATTGGGATTTGCATGGCTTACCACTTGACCTTGTTGGCCCAGTACGCTGCGCTCATCTTGCCCTTGGCAATGTTCTCAGCGTGCCTGGCCTTGAATGATTCTCGACGGGTCTTGTCTGTCTTGGACTCGCCTTCCTTCTTTGGAGAACCAGACACGCCTTGCTGACCAAAGCGAATTGTCTTCACTTGGTCACCGGCCTTGGCCACAACAACGTGGCTTTTGGTCGGATGCGCTGGCGTGCGTTTTGGCTTGTTGTAGCCTTCCACACCAACGCGAGCGAGTCTTGAGTCCTTGGTGGCCATTAGATGCCACCTTCTCCTGTGGCCACGTTCAATGTGGTGCCAGATGCCGAAATGTGCGACAAAGCAGTGTCTTCTGTTGACTTGCGAATGATGATCTCGCTGTTGGCACGAACAGGAATGTCTGCTGTGGTTGCAGCACCATCACCGATTCGCACGTAGCAAATGTTGGCACCACTGTTGACCAAACGGACTGCTTTGTCCTGTTGGTTGATGGTGATGCTTGCAGATGAAGCTGCTGGTGTGACAACTTGGTTTGAGCCAAGGCGTGGGCTGAATTGATTGACTACGGACATGGTGTTCTCCTAAAAATTAAGCAACGCGATACCACGAATTTGTGGCTTGGTAGAAGCGCATGGTAAAGAACGCATTGGCTGCCAATGTTGTTGGCGCACCGTAAGCATTGGCTGCACCATTGACTGCAAGCGTAAAGCTGGTGATGATTTGAGTGGTGGTCACCAACACTTGCGTGCCATCAGGTACACCAGTGTTCAAAGGCAATGTGATCGTGCCTGCGGCCAGAGTGCCAGCAGGCTGAATGACCATCCATTGTTGCTCGCTGACAGGCGTTGGGACTGTGATATTGAAGCCAGTGGCTGGTGTGTACAGGTTGGTGGACACGGTAGGTGATGCAAACGTCTGTTGGAAGTATTGCAGCAGCTGCGTGATCGAAACCTTGCGAGCATCACCATTGTTGGAGACATAAACCGGAAGCAGATCACCGCCAGAGACTTGGCTGATGCCTGATAGTTGATTGATTGTTGGCATGATTGTGTTTCCTCAGTTGTATTCGATGGGGCCATCTTGACCGGCCAAGACTGGATCGACTGGTGGACGGATGAAAGGATTGTCGTATACGCGCCAAGGCTTGTTGCCTGCGCCTGCTGGCATCGTGCTTGGCAGTTGTTGCTCCATTGGCATGGCCGCACGCGACAACAGAGTGTTGTAGGACTCCTTGGCCGTGGCCTTTGTGTCAGGCATGACCTGCTTGCCATAGCTTGGGGCCAGCTTGATGGCCAAATTGGTGTAGATGGCCTCGTTTGAGCTGTCTGGCACGTTGGTCTCTTCGTCCAGATCACTGTCTTGGGGGCTTGATGGCAGTGGATAGCCCAAGCGAATGCCAAGCGCATTCCATGCTGCGATCATGGTGTCCAGCCTGCGCAGGGCAGACTGCAACTGTTCTGGTGTCAGATCAAAGACGTAGGAGGCCAGACCAATTTCCTCGAAGGCCTGTGCGACGAATTGGCGTTTTGTCCATCCCATGTCATTCTCCTGTGTTCTCAGACAATCTGTCTTGGATCAATTGTCCCAGTTTTTTGTCTTTTGTGCGACCATCAAAGCGAATTCCGAGTTCTGTGGCTTTTGCCTCAAGTTCCTCGCGGGTTGGCAATGCATCGTCCTCTGGCACGATAGCCTGAGCTTCTGCGGCTTTGGCTGCTGCCTCGGCCTGCTCGCGCAGCAATCTGTGGTTGATACCGTCGATTGGCTTGGATGGCTTGCGCACCTTGACAGGTTTTCTATTCTTTGCGTACCTTGGCATGAGAATGATGGCTTCCATCATTTGGCCTTTCTTTTCATGGGCTTTGCTGTTTTTGCTGCGGCTTTGAAAGCTGCGGCAGTAGGTGCGCCCTTTGTGCCTGGCTTGCGCATGCGCTCAGGCGTTTTGCCTGCGGCCTTCTGGTCTGCAATGCGCTCACGCTTGGCGTGAATGTTGGCATAGAGACCAGCTTTCATTTCATGGCCTTTTTTGGCGCTTTGCTGGGCTTTCCTGCGGCCTTGGCTGCTTTGGTGGCCACATTCAATGCGATGGCCACAGCCTGCTTCATTGGCTTGCCTGCTTTTTTCTCGGCTTTGATGTTCTTGCCGATGGATTTGCTTGAATAACCTTTGGTCAATGGCATGGTGATCTCCTATTGGAAAAGGGGGGCCGAAGCCCCCCAGTCTTTTGGCCAGATTACTGGTTGAACAACAAGATGCCGGACATCTCGGGGTTCTTGTTGACCACACCAAATAGCGTGTCCATACGATACTTGATCGTCATGCTGTTGATGTCGTACCACTTTTGCAAGACCAACTCAATGCCTTGGTCTGTGCTTGCACGCATCACTGCGACACCAGCGTCAGAGGGCACTGCGTAACGGCCAGGCAAGATTTCCAAGGAGTCACGCTGCCAGAACACGTTCACAGAAGCTGCGTTGGCGTTCAAGAAAGTGATTGCGGCTGCATCGGCTGCGATGGCAACTTCCACGTTCTTGTACTGCAACTGAGCGTCTGTTGGGCCTGTGCCACCGATGGTTTGAGCACCGATGATTGGAGGCGTGATGGTCATGGTAGTGCCAGAATCAACAGACACAACACGGAAAGTCTTCAACTGACCAGTGCTTTGCTTGGTGATGTGGTGCACAGCGTAGACTTCAGCGATCTTGAATGCATCGCCAGCAGCAATGCCGGTGGTGCTGTTCACGGTCACGGTCTGGAAGCGGTTGTCCACGTTGATCTGGCCGCCCACAGCTGTGGAAGTGGCTTGAGGAGCGTAGTTCGCTTGTGTGTTAGAGCCGTTTGTGTCAATGGTCTTGCTAGTGCCAGCAGCAGCTGCCAAGCGGTTTGCGTAGTCCATCTTGTAGGTGTCGAAACCTGCGACCATGCCAACGTAGTTGCGCTCGTATGCCTTGTCAGACTTGGCATTGCCGAACGAACGGCTGGCTTGAGACAAGTTACCGGCCAGACCGTTGTAGTCACGGCTAGACAAAGCCATGAAACGATCGTAGTCAGGAACACCTTGCTCGTTCATGATGGTGTCGCACAAAGAGACATCGTCATAGTCACCAGCAGCGCCACCGATAGGCACAACCAAAGAGCCGAGGTTTGCAGCCGAGCTCATGATGGCCACGTTGATGTCAGAGGCCAACTTTTGCTTGGCGCTCTCACCCAAACGGCCTTCTTGCAATGCATCGCGCAACTCGAGGGCAGTCATTTCCCAAGGCACAGTCTGGCTGTAGTTCAAGCTAGCTGGAACGGCCAACTGAGTCATGCCTTGGTATTGGCCAGCAATGCTCTGACCAGGCGTGCTGTTGATGGACTGAGCGATGTAGGGTTGGGGACGCCAGATGGTGTTGTTGGCGCGTTCCATCATTGTCTGATCTGTGTTGTAGATGTTGACATGACGAGACAAAACCAGCGCGTCTTGGAAGCCTTCGAGGAGGTCTTCAAACGCAACGCGCTCTTCTTTTGAGAAACTATTGGACATGGTATTTCCTTAAAAAATCATTTAGATGAAGCTGCTCGCTTCTGCGCCTTGTACTGGATGACTTTCGTCATGTTGCCAGTACGAGCCGCTTCTTCTCGCAGCCGTTCGAGGGTTGAGTCCACCGCCCCAGATACTCGGCCAGTTCCTGACACGATTCTCTCGGGTGGCGGGGCTGCCTTACGGTTTGTAACTTTCAATTCTTTCTCCAGTTTCGCTACCGCAAAGGCAAACTTTACAGGGTCTTTAATGTCGGACAGCTCTTTGGCTTTCTTTGGGTTCTTGCCGAGTGCGTAGATGACGAGCGCAGGATTATCTGCACCTTGGAGCACCACGCCTTGCTGGGTGATGTTGAACAACTCTTGGGCCACGGCCTCAGCGTCTTCAAAATCTTTGACTCTCAGCTCGGCTTTCGCCTTGCCGTAGCCATCCAGTTTGGCTTGCCATGCTTTTTGCTGATTCATAACTTCAGCTTCTTGCTTGGCTTGGGCTTCATCGGCTTGTCGCTTGCGCTCAAACCAATCAGCCAGTGCTGCCTCGAATTTGTCAGCGTCATAGTCGTGTTCTTCAAGACTTGGCTTCTTGCCCAGCACGACCGGCTTGGTCTCAGTCTGTGCGGTGCTTTGCAGCTTGCCTTGCAGTTCACGGTTTTGCCGTTGCAATTCTCTGTTCGTCTTACGCAGCTCGCGTACCCATTCAGGCGCATGAGTCTGTTCTTCGGGAGGTGGCGCTTCCTCACCAATGGATACGATCACCTCGTCGCTGTCGCCTTCGCCATCTTCGGTTTTCTGGTCTTCGCCCTGGTCATCGATGGATTTGTGCTCATCGGTGGTTTGCTCAGTGCTTTGGCCTTCGTCCTCAATGACGATGGTGTCATCGTCTTGGTTTTCTTCTCCTGATACTGCCTTTGTGTTCATCTTCTGACCCTATCAAACTCACCCATTAGAACGGCTGGGTGGATGCCGTTTATCACATTCTCTCGCTTTTTCGTTCATCTTACAACTGGTTGAACGATTTGGCCTTGCAAAATTTGTTGCACTGCCTCTGCATTTGTGAGCGCCATGTTCTGCGCTGTCTCGTCGACCTTGCCCAAAGTCTCCAGTGTTTGAGCGCGTTTGAGTTCTGCGCTGGCCACGGTTTCGACGGTGTCGGCTCTGGCTTTGGCTGCCTTGGCAGTTTCATTCTCAGCTGCGGCTTGCAGGTACATGGCATTCGGGTCTTGGGGCTTGCCCTGCATTTCGGCCATGAGTTCTTCGGCTTCCATGTCGGTTGGCTTGACCACACCCATGCGCAGGAGCTTCTTGCGGAAGTAAGCATTGGCATCGCCCACGCCTTCGCCTTCCATGTTCATCATGGCCATTGCGGTCAGCACCTGAGCTGTCTCTGGGTCTTGAGTGATCTGGAGCATGCCGGTCAGGGCGCGGACGGTTGCCTGTCGCTTGGTGCTGCTCGATGGTCCAACGTCTGCGATCACATCGAATGTGGCGCTGGTCAGGTCGTTGGCCATGACCACTTCGCCAGTTTCCTGATCGATGGTTGGCTGCATCAGCTCGACCAAGCCAGCCTCGCCAGTTGGCGCGATGGTCTTCATCTTGCGCTTGTCTTCGGTGTAGATGTCCTTGGCCATCGACAACCATATTTCACCGCATCGCTTCATGCCCTTGGCAAAGTTGCTCATGTAGATGAAGGCTTGGCCATCGACTCGGGCCTGAATCATCTCCACGGCCTTGCCTGAGATGTTGCTGACCATTTTGTCTGCGCCAGCTGGGTTGCCCAGAATGTCCTGCATGTCGGTTTCGGTGATCTGCAAGAGCGCGGCCATTGCAGGTGGGATGGCTGCCGATCTGGTGTAAGCCACTGGACCGCTGACTGCCTGGTTGCCGTTCTGGTCGGTGATCGGGTTGATCAGCAGGTACGGATAGTCCTTGAGGTTGTCCTCGGCCCACATGACTTGGTGGCCAGCGACCTGCTCAGGCGTGAGGATTGGCTTCTCGACTGAGGACAAGGCGCTGATCTCGCCCAGCTTGGACAGCTGCATGTTCTTGAGGCGCTGGGCATCCTTGGCCAGACGCACATGGCCCATGCATCGCTCGACGTTGTCGACAAACCAGCGCTTGCCGTAAACGACCACGATCGGGATGCACTTGCCTGCAATGTATCCTGCGTCTTCGAGCACCTTGCCGCCCGACATGATGTACTTGTGCACGCGCTTTGTCTTGATCCTGCGCTGGCGCACCTCGACTGTGCCGATGGCTGCCAGTGTTTCTTCCAGCGTTTCATCCTTGTCAAAGTCGTCTTTGGTGTAGCGTTCTTCCTCTCCTGTGATGGTCTGGAAGATGCGGATTGTCTCGGTCTTTTCCTCGACCTTGTAGTACTCGGCCACATAAACCACATCGGGTGTGCACCAGTCGAATTCGTACTGGTGGATGATCTTTGGCCAGTCGGTCGGGTCATCGCCCCATGTTTCTTTGTATGCCTGGCGCGTCATCGATGTGACGACAAAGCAGAACTTGGCATCGGACTTGTCTTGGCGCTTTGCACCAAGGTCAAAGAACACCGAGCTGTCAGCGTCAAAGATCGGCTCGATGCGGATGCGCTGACGATCGTCCTCTGGGTCTTCCTCGTTTTCGTAGACGGTGCGCAAGCGCCATGCACCAATGCCGCCACCGACCGCTTCCTCGAAGGCGTTGTCGTAGGCTTCATCGGCTACTGATGCCTGCTCATCGGCTCGGTAGAGGCCATCGCAGACCTCGGCCAGTTTGTCGTTCTCAGCGCCATCTTTGGAGACAAAGTCCACAGTGATGCGGTTGTTGCGATATTCGTTGACCACTCGGATCACGGCCAGCATGATCTTGTTGACCTCGAACTTGGGTTTGTTCTCGTACTGGTCCCAGAGTGGGCCTTCCCACTGGCTGCCTGCTAGGGAGTAGAAGCGTCTGTCTTGCAGGCATTGCAAGCGCTCGTCGCGCAGTGCGCTTTGCACATCATCGAATTGCGCGAGAGCTTCGTCGTGCAGGTTCGCAAGGCGTTGATCGTTTGAGAGTCGGGCCATGTTATATCCTCATTTTGTGTGATTTTCTCACCATTTCTTTACATTTGGCAATGGAGTGAATGTTGCAGGCTTCGTGATGGCTGCACGCCTGACACCTTCGCAGGCATAACGCAGGGCATCAATCACGTGGTTTTTCTTGTCTTCGAGCACCGGCAAGATTTTGCCAGTCAGTGGGTCTTGCTTGTAACTGTACAACGTCAGCTCGTCAATGGTGTGGATGCATCGAGGGTGCACCACGATGTCGTAGTTCTTCAAAAACTCGATGCCTTCCTCGACCGACTTCGGACCTTTGACCGCTGTCATGATCTTTGGAAAGCCATTCTTTTTCATGTGACTGATCGTCTCTGGCCTGGCTGAGTCGGCCACGATTGGCCACTTCTCGGCCTCGGGCACCTGCATGAACAGCTCAGGCGTGTTGACGATCTCGCAGCCGACCATGTAGGCCTCGTAGTCGATGTAGAGCGTGCGGCCAATGATATGGCAGCGCACCAGTGTGGTCGGGTCGACCGCGAATCCCCAGTCTGCACCGAGCCGGTGGATTGCGTCTGGTGGTGCTTCGAAGTCCTCGACGCGCCAGTTCTTGAACACCCTGGTGTTGCTGTTTGTGAGGTAGCTTCCCATCCAGACATGCTGGTATTTGTCTGGGTCACGCCTCTTGTCGTACTCCATCTCATCGCGCAGGACTTGTGGAAACCAAGGGTTGTCGGTGAAGTTGACCTTCAAGACCTGCGCGTCTTTTGGTGGTGTTGGACCGCGCAGCAGGAAGTCGACAGGGTCGTTCTGCTGGCGCGGGTTCCATGTAAACCACAGCTCAGAATCTGGCTTGCGGATGGTTGGCCGCAGCAGGTCGAGGCTGGTCTGGCTCAGGCTTTGAGCCTCCTCCACCCAAGCGCAGTCGTATCCTTCGAGCGACTTTATCGAGTCGGCTGTGTGGTTTTGCATGCCTTGGAAGATGATCATGCCATCGCCCTTCTTGGACTTGATCACGGCCTCTTGCACCTCGAAGTATGCGCCAGCGTTCATTTGCTCGATTTTCATTTCGAGCAGGCGCTTGACCGACTGGTTAAGTGACTTCTGGATTTCACGCACGCAGACGCTTCTGCGCTTCTGGTCCATGATGTGGGCCTCGATCATCAGCTCAGCAAACATGTGGGACTTGCCAGAGCCTCGGCCACCCCAAGCGCCTTTGTAGCGGCTTGGCTCCAGCAAGGGCAATGCCCATTCAGGAGTTGGAAGCTGTAGAACTGTCATGCTTTGACGACCACGCGCTCAATTCTTTGCACCAAGGGATTGGCTGGATCGCCAGAAACTTCGATCTTGTCGCCAAACTTCTTTGGGGCTAGTTTGGACAACAGCCATTTGCGTGTGTCGACTTGAAGCCTGTGCTTTTGCACTGCCGCCCAGTCTTTCTTGCCATCAACGGCCACGCCAACGTCTTGATCGCTGATCTCCATGATCTCTGTGGCCATGCGTTCGATCAGGTCTTCCCTCGCGCGCGCGTAATTCTCCGCAAGGATAGCATCATCATCCACCCACCGTAAGAAAGTGCTTTGAGGAACACCAGCTGCTTGACATGCTTTGAAAGCGCTCAGGCCGCTTCGCATTCCTTCAAGCACCATCTGGCTGATCACGGCTCGGTCTTCACTGCCAGGCTTAGTTCGCTTGGTTGGCGCTTTTGCTTTGTGTGATTTTGTGGTCATGCTGCATTGTCCTTCATGTTTTCGATTCGCGCTAGTTTCATGGCATCTTTTAAATCCATCCTGAGTTGCTCGTTCGCGGCCTGCTCATCTTGGAGTCGGATGTAGACCTCAGTTGCAAACTTGGCCAGCGTGTCATGTTGCCATGTTGCGAAGTTTGGAGTTTCTCTTTGTTTGGTCATTTTCTTGATCTGCCTGTGGATAACTTTTGACTAAGGGTTTTTACTAATACGGCATGGAATTGATCCGCATCGCAAGGGAACTGGGAACACACCTAAAGGTGTGTGTTCCGTTCCGTTCCCGTTTTGCGCTGTTTTGCCAAGGGAACTGCGTTCCGTTTTTTTCCGTTCCGTTCCGTTGTTACCATTTTCAGCCTGTGGATAAGTCTGTGGATAAGTCATTCAGCGCTCTGACTTTCTGATCATCATGACGCTTGCTTGAGTGTCATCAATCACGATCCAGCCATGCTCAAAGGACTCGATTATTTCGGCCACCAGCATGTCAGCGATGGGTTTTCCTGTCGCGCTTGGCTTGATGTAAACCTTGGCTGAGGACTCGCTCACATTCATTTTCTGAACCAAGTATTCCATCATGGCCGACCGGCTGAGGTAAGGCAATCCGTTGCGTTCTTCTGCGCCTGATGCCCACCAAGCGTTCTCGAAAGTCTTTCGGTGGCTGTCGATCTTGCTGTCTTTTTTGGTCACTGTTGGTGCTTGGGCTTGAATGATCACAGCGCTTGTGACTTGCTGGTCGTCTTCGTCGCGCCAGCCAGGGATGGCCACTTGTTGTAGCTCAACGTGGATGGTCTCGGCCAGTTCTGCGTCTTTGGACTTGCGCTGCACGATCTGCATGGGCACGTTGTCCTTGCCTGGCACGATGCTGATTTCGATGTCCAGAGCGCCTCGCCATGCGCTTGAGCCTCGTGCCCTGTGCTGGGCTTCGTCTGACACGCCTGTGTGGTGCACCAAGATCACCGAGCAGTTGAATTCCTGCATGAGTGCGTTGCATGCGTCCAGCATGGTCTTGGCATCTTGGGCTGAGTTCTCATCGCCTGAGAGGAATCGGTGCAGGGTGTCGACCACGATCACGCTTGGTCTGTCTTTAAGCATCCTGACTTGCTCGACGACTTTGAGGTAGCCGGTCGGGGTGTTGAGGTCGCAACCATCTTTTGACAGCCACATGGCCAGCTTGCCTGCTTTGTGGTGGTGTTTCCATGCTGCCACCCTGCCGCGCAGACCGTGGTGGCCTTCGCCTGCCAGATAGACCACGTTGCCTTGGCGCACCTTGTGGCCTGCCCAGTCCTCGGTTCCGCTGGCCATGCGCAGACACCAGTCGAGCACCACGAATGTCTTGCCACCACCGCTTGGGCCGTGGACCATCACCAGTGCTTGGGATTGAATCCAGCGTTTGACGAGCCAGCTGATGGGGCTGGGTTGTGCGCAGAAGTCATCGGCTGGGATGAGCCAGTCGTCTGCTGGTGGCATCAGTAGGCCTGCCAGATCGTGGCCTGCCTGTGCATAATCGTTGGCATCACCGAGGATCGGAGGCATCACCATGCGTGCACCGTACTTGGCACTGGCCTGCTCTGCATAGCGTTGGCCGACACCGCTTTGGTCATGGTCTGCGACGATCACGATGTCTTGAGTTGCTCCATACATTTCCCTGAGTGTGCCAGTGACCGGCACCAGATTGCTGGCGCTGTAGGCCACCACGACTGGCCTGTCGGTGGTTTCATGGATTGTGGCTGCCGTTGCGAAGCCCTCGGCCACGAACAGAGTGCCAGGCTCATCTAGTGAGCCTACCATCCAGAACTTGCCGCCTGTCTGACCGCCTGGGTGATAGAGCTTGCCACCTTCGTGGTCAATGTACTGCAAGGTGGCCAGTGTTCCGTCTTCGTCGTAGAGTGGCAGCACCAGTCGACCGTCTCCTGTTGCCCTTGCACCATGCGTTTGAATGCCCTTCTTGGCCAAGTAAGGATGATCTGGAAGTGCCGCCTGTGCGCCTGTCCAGATTTTCTCGACCGTGTCGCTGGCCACTTGGTGCTGGCGCTCAAGGGCTGCGTCTCGCAGGGTTTTGGCCTCGGCCAGTCGCTTGGCGTGTGACATTTCCTCGGTCTGCGTGAGTTTTCTTCCTACGTCTGCACGCCATGTCACTTCCATGCCTGCTCGCCAGCAACCGAATCGACCGGCTGGAATGCCATCACCGAACACCAGATACCAACCTGGCTTGTCACCGTGGCCAGGTGCACCTTTGGTGCCTGACTTGAATCGGTGAATCTTGCCATCCATCAGGATTTCCTCTGGTGGCTGGAGGCCTGCCGAACGCATTGCGTCAATGAGCTGCACCTCTGGTGGTGCGACGAGTTTCTCTGGTGGTGGTGCCCAAGGACCGCCAAGTACTTTTGAGAGGTCAGCCATGTGTCACCTTGCGGCTTTCCAAGTAGTTGGACAGCGCCAGCAGGACTTTGTGGGTTGGGTTTGCGTTGGGGTTGTCGCGCACTTGGCGAATGGTGTTGTAGTGCACGCCAGTGGCTTCTGCCACCTTGACTGGCATTCGGTCGGAGAGCGCGTCTCGTATCTGCTCTAGGGTCATCATGTTTTTTTCCTTTGTTGAAAATATTTATTGCGATGTGTGGATATTACACTAAAAAATGGTTTATAGTTACGTCACACCTCGAACTGATTCCCAGACGGAGGTGCAAAAAAAAAGGAGAGCCAAATGGCTATCAATTTGAAATCGACCGGCAGCTTGTCTGCCAATGGAGTGAAGTTGTTGGTGTACGGCCAAGCCGGTGCTGGTAAGACCACGCTTGTCAAGACCCTGCCCAATGTGATCGTTCTCAGTGCCGAGGGTGGCCTGCTGTCCATTCAGGACGCTGACCTGCCTTATATCGAGATCGCCTCGATGGACGACTTGCGCGAGGCCTTCACATGGGCCAGAGACAGCAAGGAGGCCGCAGGCTTTCAATCGGTGGCGCTTGACTCGATCAGTGAAGTTGCTGAGGTGGTGTTGTCCCATGAGATGAAGAAGTCCAAGGATGGCCGCGCAGCTTATGGTGAGATGAACAGCACCATGCAGGAGCTGATTCGCGCTTTTCGCGATCTGCCAGGCAAGCATGTCTACATGTCGGCAAAGCTGGAGAAGTCCACCGATGAAATGGGCAAGATGCTCTACAACCCAGGCATGCCTGGCAAGAGCCTGACACAAGGCCTGCCGTACTTCTTTGATGAAGTGCTGGCGCTGCGTGTTGAGCGTGATGCCGAAGGCGTGACCCAGCGTGCGCTGATGTGCGACTCTGATGGCCTCTGGTTGGCCAAGGATCGCTCTGGCAAGTTGGAGGCTTGGGAAGCACCTGATCTGGGTGCAATCATCGCCAAGATTGGGGGCAAAGCATGACCGCCAAGGTATTGCCCAATGACATGAATGAGCTGGCCAGCATGTGGCTGGCTGCCAAGAAGCAGGAAGAAGATGCGACAGCGGATCGACGCGATATTGAGGACCACATCAAGAAGCTGGCAACTATTGCCGAAAACCTTGATGGCACAGAGACCGTCGAGCCTGGTCGATTCGAGATCAAAATCGTTGGCCGCATCGACCGCAAAGTCGATGGAGACAAGGTGCAAGAGCTTGCCGCTGAGTTCGGTCTGACCGATCACTTGGCCAAGCTGTTTCGCTGGAAGCCTGAGATCAACATGGCCATCTGGAAGGCAGCAGATGAATCCATCACCAAACCGCTTGCCGGTGCAATCACGGCCAAGCCTGGCCGCCCATCTTTCAAAATTATCCCCAAGGAGTAAATCATGGCTTTTTTAAACGAAGAATTCAATGTCAACGAACTGCCTCAAGGCAATGGCAACTTTGAGCCTCTGCCTGCTGGCTGGTACACGGCCACCATCTCTCAGTCTGAGTTGAAGGCAACTAAGGCTGGCAATGGCCAGTACATCAAACTGCGTTACGACATCACTGGCCCAAGCCATCAAGGTCGTGTGGTGTTTGGCAATCTGAACATCAAGAATGCCAACCCCAAGGCCGAGGAGATTGGTCGCCAGCAGCTAGGAGACATCATGCGTGCGATTGGCTTGGCCAAAGTGACCGACACCGATCAGTTGATTGGTGGCCAGATCGCCATCAAGTTAGAGGTCAAAGAGGACGCTCAGTACGGTGCAAGCAATGAGGTGAAGGGCTTCAAGTCTGTGTCTGGCAGTGCAGCGCCAGCCGCCAACGTGCCGCCCTTTGTGAAGCAGGCTGAGGCTGCTCAGGCAGCGACTGCCAAGGCAGCCCCACCTTGGGCTAAGAAGTAAGCAAAAAAATGCCCAGACTAGCGCGAACTGGTCTGGGCAAACTCATCAAAGGAGAGACAACATGAAAATCCCTGAGCCAGATAATAGCATCCAGTCATTGATTGACAAGCACCATGAGGCCATTGCCGAGGTGCCTCGCCCACACCTTGGAGCCAGTACGCTTGGCCATGTATGTGATCGGTGGCTGTGGCTGTCTTTCCGCTGGGCTGTGCAGCCGAGCTTCCCTGGTCGAATCCTGCGTCTGTTCAGGCGTGGCCACCAAGAGGAGGCCAACATCATCAGCGACCTGCGTGCCATTGGCATCGATGTGCGCAAGGTGTCTGCCCAGCACCGTGTCGACTTTGGCAGCCATGTGTCTGGCAGCATTGATGCGATCATCGACAAGGGTGTGCCAGAAGCGCCCAAGTCCAAGCACATTGCCGAGTTCAAAACAGCATCCAAAAAAGCATTTGATGATCTTGAGAAGAATGGCGTGGAGAAGTCCAAGCCTGAGCACTTTGTGCAGATGCAGGTCTACATGGCAGGCACTAGCATCGATCGTGCGCTGTACTTGACCGTTTGCAAGGATGACGACCGCATCCACACCGAGCGCGTGAAGTTCGACAAGGATGTGGCAGGCAAGGCCATTGCTCGCGGCCAGCGCATTGCTTTGAGTGACCGCATGCCTGAGCCGATCAGCTCAGATGCGAGCTGGTATCAGTGCAAGTTCTGTGATGCGCATGAGTTCTGCCACCAGTCCAAGACCACCAAGCATGTGAACTGCCGAACCTGCGCCTTGGCCACACCGATGCCTGACTCGACTTGGCACTGCGCCAAGTGGGATGCTGAGATTCCTTTGGATTCCCAGCGCACTGGTTGTGAGTCGCATGTCCTGCATCCTGATCTGGTGCCTTGGAAGCGCATGGATGGGCCAGACGAGTTCACTGCTGTGTATGAGATCAATGGCGTGAATCTGGCCAATGGCGATCCTGAGCAGGAAGGCGTTTGGGGTAGCAAGGAGTTGCTGGCCAATGCCGAGGCCTGCGCCAGTGGTGATCCTTTGATCGCTGAGATGCGCAAGGACTTTGGTGGAAGGATTGTGGGATGAACGAACAAGGAGAATTGAATGAGCTGGCTTTATTCGCAGGCGCTGGTGGAGGAATACTTGGGGGACATTTGCTCGGATGGCGAACCGTCTGTGCAGTCGAATGGGAACCCTACGCAGCTTGCGTACTTGTCGCCAGACAAAATGACGGACTTCTCCCGCCTTTCCCGATTTGGGATGATGTTCAAACCTTTGACGGACAACCGTGGCGAGGAATTGTTGACGTTGTTTCGGGAGGCTTTCCCTGTACGGACATTTCCATCGCAGGCCGAGGCGCAGGACTTGATGGAGAGCAGTCCTCAATGTGGTATCACATGGCGCGGGTGGTTAGCGAAGTTCGACCCAGATTCGTATTCGTGGAAAACAGCCCAATGCTCATTCATAGAGGACTCGGACGAGTCCTTGGCGACCTTTCCAGTCTCGGGTATGACACGCGATGGACTGTTATGGGAGCAGTCGATGTTGGCGCACCGCATCAGAGGGACAGAGCGTGGATTGTGGCGCACTCCAGACACGGGGGGGGGGGGGGACCTCTGGCCTACTCAAACAAGGCCAGAATCATCGAAAGAATGGCCAGCCCATCCAGATCAGACTGGTGGACCAAGTGAACAATCCAAGACTGTGGCCAACACCAGTGGCCAGAATGCACAAAGACGGTGGAAATCCCTCGGAGTACAAGAGGAACGAAATCCCCCTAGCGGCACAGGCTGGTGGGCCGCTGAACCCAACGTGGGTCGAGTGGCTGATGGGGTGGCCGCAAGAGTGGACCGACTTAAAGCCATTGGCAATGGACAAGTTCCAAAAGTGGCAGCAACAGTCTGGAGACTTTTAAATGCTCCGTGACTACCAACAGCGCACCATCGACGAGCTGTACCGATGGTTTGAGGCTGGCAATGCTGGCAATCCTTGCTTGGTGCTGCCGACTGGCTCAGGCAAGTCGCACATCGTGGCTGCGCTGTGCAAGGATGCTTTGCAGAACTGGCCAGAGACTCGGGTGCTCATGCTGACTCATGTCAAGGAGTTGATCGAGCAGAATGCCGAGAAGATGCGCCAGCATTGGCCTGGTGCACCGATGGGCATCTACAGCGCCAGCATTGGCCAGAAAGACTTGAGCGAGCCGATCACGTTCGCTGGCATCCAGTCTGTGCGCACCAAGGCGCGTGAACTTGGCCACATTGATCTGGTGATCATCGACGAGTGCCATTTGGTCAACCACAAGGACGAGGGTGGCTATCGCAAGCTGCTTGGCGAGTTGAAGGCCATCAATCCGCACCTGCGTGTGATTGGCCTGACTGCCACGCCTTACCGCTTGGGGCATGGTTTGATCACCGACAAGCCTGCGCTGTTTGACGATCTGCTCACGCCTGTCAGCATCGAGGAGCTGGTGTTCAAGGGTTATTTGGCCACACTGCGCTCCAAAGTCACCAAGGCCAAGCTGGATGTGAGTGGCGTGAAGA